AAGCGTAAACGCAAACGCAAAGAAGCTTCTTATCAAGTAATCGGGGATACTAAGATTCCTGTTGCTAAAGCTACAGGTAAGGTATGGAAGTCTCGTGTTGCTCAAGGTGAACAGCATACTTCTCGTATTAGAGAAGCATGGTCGGAAGCTATTCGTTATTATGAGAATGATCAACTAGGACATCGTATTGGAGAAGCTCATACTTCCGGCAACCGTCTAGGAAACCAGAAACTCAACAACAACATTACTGAAACAGAGAATGTTGTGTTTGCCAATGTTACTACAATGGTTCCTGCATTGTATGCTCGTAATCCAGAAGCAGAGTTTACTTCTAATATTGAATCTAAGAAAGACTTGGCTACTACTCTAGAACGTCTGGTTAATGTCATTGGTGGACGTAAGACGGCTCCCGGTATTAATCTAAAGCCTAAAGCAAAGCGTTGTGTTGTTACTACTCTACTTACTAATCGTTCATGGATGAAGATCGGTTGGACACCTAAAGCTGAGAGTAGTGAACAGGCTCTTGCAGATTTGGCTAAACTGTCTAAGGAACTAGAGAAAGCTAAAGACGGTAAAGAGATTGTAGAGATTGAAGGTCGTTTACAGGCACTGGAAGAAAGCATTAACATCCTGCAACCAGCAGGGCCGTTTGCTAAAGTCAAGTCTCCATTCCAAGTTATTGTTGATCCAGAAGCTGGAGAGATTGATCTATCGGATGCTAAATGGGTTATCGAAGAAGATATGCTACCTTCTGAGTTCATTCTGGCTAAATATGCCAAGAAGAAAGGTAATGAGTTTCGTTCTATCTATAAACCTACTCATGTTCTAAAAGCTACTCTTGATGGTGATGATGGTATAGAAGATAGCGAGAACTACTCTATCTTCTCTAATCATGCAGAAGAGACAGCTAAATCATTTGGCTTCTCTGATGAAGAGTCTTTTAACAAAGCTAAGATGACTAAGGTTTACATTGTATGGGATAAGGTTACTCGTCGTGTATTGATGTTTAACAGTAAGGATTGGACGTGGCCTATTTGGGTTTGGGATGATCCACTACGTCTGGATAGTTTCTTCCCATTCTATCCATTGACATTCTTTGAATCTCCTAATGGCCCATTGACTCAAGGGGAAGTCTCTTATTATCTAGACCAGCAAGATGCAATCAATGAGATTACTGATGAGCAAAGGCGTGTTCGTCGTTGGGCTAGACGTAATATCTTCTACAATAAGAACTTAGTAGACCGTGTTGATGCAGAAGCCGTGCTTAATGGTGACGATGGTACTGCTAGAGGACTTAATCTTCCTCCTGACATGAAGTTGTCGGATGTTATTGGTTCTATTGCTCCACCTTCTGTTAACTTTGATAAGTTATTCGATAAAGAAAGTATATACAGAGCTATTGATCGTATCTCTTCTGTATCTACTGTATTACGTGGAGAACAGTTTAAGACTAACACTAATAAACAAGCAGTACAAGCTAACGTCGGTTCATCTAATATGCGTGTAGATGAGAAGTCTGATCAGATTGAAGATTGGATTGGTAATATCTATTGGGGTGTTGCACAACTTTGTCTTATGAATATGGATGAAGAGACAGTTACCAACCTGATTGGTGAACAGAAGATTGCTTGGGAGAACTTAACGCCAGAAGAAATCTTTAAGATGTCTTATACTGTAGTTGGTGGCTCTACTAAGAAACCTACCAGTGCTGCTAAGAAAGAAGAGGCACTAGAATTTGGTCAAGTCCTTGGTCAATTCGTTAATGCTGCTCCCGGCCCTGTACTTAAGATGATGTTGAAGGTTATGGAGAAAGCATTTGATGAAGTAACCATGCGTGAAGAAGATTGGGAAGAGTTACAAGAGTCTATTGATCAAGCAGCAGGACAAGAACAACCTCCCGGTGAAGGACAACCCGGTGGACAAGGTGATGTTGCAACAGCAAGTCCTGAACAGTTAAAAGAATTACTAGCACAATTACCGCCAGAATTGAAACAACAAGTGCAAAGTGCAATTCAATCTGGCGTCTCACCGCAGAAGGCGTTACAAAGCGCAATGCAGCAACTTAACCAACAGCCGCAGCAACAGCCGCAGCAACCTACTCAATAAGGGGAAGTACTATGGACGGAGATAATGAACTAATTTCTACAGACGATGCAATTCTTGATAGTATTGGAGAAGGGGATGAACAAACTACAGATGATGGTGTTGAAGAGGAAGATACTGGAGAAACGTCGAACACTAAAGAAGAAGCATCTAAATCCGGTGGTGAACAAGGTACTGAGGGACAGCTTACTAATGAGCAACAAGGAAGTGCTCGTGGTCCCCAAGACCTCGTTGATAGAAACGGAAACGTCATTGCAAAAGGTGGAGCCGAAAGGCGTCACTTCGAAACTGCACAAAGAGAAAAAGCTAGAGCCGATCAACTTACCAGAGAAGTTGAGATTATCCAAGGCCAGTTAAATGCTATTAAAAGTACTGGTTCACTCGGCACACAATATAGCCTATCGCCAGAAGAGCTAACCACTGGTGCTCAACTTATTTCTGCATACAAAAATGATCCTGTTCAAGCTATACAATATATGTTGACACAAGCACAGGCCAACGGGTATAATGTAGATAGTCTTATGGGCGGTGGTGGTATGGACCCACAAGCAATTAAGGCTATGATAGAAAATGCAGTTTCACCACTATTAAGTGAACATCGAAATAAGGCTGACACACAAGAAGCGGAAAATCGTGCAAGAGAAATTTATGATAGCTTTATCTCTAAATATCCCGATGCTCCCGTACATGAAGATGCCTTATCCCGGCTATTGCAACAAGACCCTAATCTATCTGTTGATGCCGCGTATTTCAAACTCCGATCTTACTACGCAGAACGTGGTCTAGATTGGACGAAAGACCTAACTACTTTACAAGCTGAGATAAGTTCTCGACCAGTAGCTAGTGTAATGAATACGCCGCAGCCACCCGACGGTGGATCAGTTAATCCTAACAGAGTGACTGATTCAGCTAGAGTGGCAGATGTTTCAACAAGTACCGATGATATCATCCGTCAAGCGATGGATGAGGCCGGTATAAGATAGATAAGGAAAAGATACAATGGCTTCAACTCCTATTGCCACTGTTCTTGAATCTACCCTTACTAAGTCGCGTAAGAAGCTGATCTTGGCTTCTATTAAGTCTAATGCTCTCATGGCATGGGCTTTTGCGAATAACAGGGTTGAGTTTGAAGATGGTGGACACGAAATCACAAACCCACTGACGTTGGGACGTAACCCCAACATCACTTCTTATGAGTATTACGACGAAACTCCGATCACGCAAACCAGTGAATTTGATACTGTAAAGTATAACTGGTCCCGTGTTGCTGGTTCTGTTGTTATCTCTGATCAGGAAGAAGACGAAAACCAAGGTGCAGCACAAATCTTTAAGCTGATGAAAGCTAAGATTGATGTACTGGAAGAAAGTATTAAAGATAAGTTCTCTGAATATCTCTATGCTTCCGGTGCTGGTACTGATCCTAATGGTTTGGGACTTCTCATTCCTGATGATCCTACCACTGGTACTGTCGGTAACATCAACCGTGCTACTGAAACACAGTGGCGTCCCTCTGCTTATGACTTCAATGGTAACTTGGATAGTACAAACATCGAAGAAGCATTTGATGATATCCTTATGGATTTGACACTTAAAGGTGACAAGCCGGACGTTATCCTTACAGGTCGTAACTTGTATCGTCATTATCGTACTGCTGTTCGTGATAAGGTTGTTATCAACCTTTCGGAAAGCAATTCCGGTAAGAAGATGATGGACTTGGGCTTTTCTGGCGTTAAACACCAGAATATCCCGATGATGTACGACGAAAATTGTCCGGTTAATAAGGCATTCTTCGTTAATAGTAAGTATCTCCGTCTGCACGTTCTCAAGCATGTGAACATGAAGGTTAAAGACCTTGTAGCTCCGTGGACGATTGATGCTATGGGTAAAAGGATTGTTTGGCAGGGACAATGGTGCATGTGGAAAGCCTTCCGTACTCATGCCGTGTTGATTAACTCTTAATAATACATGAAAGGTAAGGGGAAGATGAAACCACAAGAGATAAAACCACGGTTCGAAGTTCACAAGTTGGATGGAACTGCCATGAAGACGATTGCTAAACCAAAGACCGATAAGAAAGGTGCCTTACTAGGTGGCTTTGATTATGAAGACATTGAAGTAGATGCTGGTTGGATGGTTTACTTCCCTAATGGTGCTTCCATCCGTATTTGGACTAAGGAAGAGATGGAACGGCAAGGTTTCTTAAGTGCTGCTGCTCTAGTTGATATGGAAACAGGTGATGTTGTTGGAAGACAACAGGACACTTCTTTGAAATCTAGAGCAGAACAGATGGAAACAGCTACTAAATCTTCTAAGGTCCATCACACAATATAAGGAAAAGGTGTTATGGTTAAAGTCGTAGGTGATAACTATCCTCGTACAATCAATCAGTATGTTCCGTTGATGGAATTTGCTGCTGATATTACAGATAAGTTGCACATTGTTTCTCTCGGTGCTCCTGCTGCTCTTGATGCAGATGGTATTTGGGACGGTGTTGCAGCCGAAGCTACTGCTGGTACGTTCACAAGTGCTGATTATAAGAGCACGTTTGATGGTAGTAGTACTTCTCTAACGACTACTTCGGGTATGATCGACGCTGATTATGGTCGTTGTCTTACTGTTCTTAGTACTGCTGGCTCTGATCACGTTGTTATTATTACTGGACGTGATTATCTTGGTCAGTTGATGACTGAAACCTTTACCCTTAATGGTGCTATTACCATTTATGGTGATAAGGCTTTCAAGTACGTTGACAGTATGGCCGTTGCTGCTGGACAAGCTGGTGATACGATTGATGTAGGTTGGTCGGACGTTCTTGGCCTTCCGTATCGTTCTACGGCACTGGTAGGTTGGTCCGAAGATAATGTCAACAAGGAAGTTGGCTCTTACGTTGTGCCAGTTGATATTGTTGACGCTGTTGCTGCTGATACCGTGTTTGGTATCGTCAATGAAGGTGGCTTTGTCACAGGTATGGATGTTGTTACCACTGTCGCTCTTGGTTCTGGTGATAACATTCTTACTGTAGAAATTGGTGGAGTTGCTATTGCTGGTTTGTCAGTAACTGTTGCTTCAGCTGGTTCTGCTGTTGGTATTATCGACAGTGATAACGGCGTTACGTGGGATCAGGGTGCTACCAGTGACATTGTTGCTCATGGTGCTATCGAAGTCGTTAGTGACGGTGGCTCTGCTACTACTGGTACTATGGATTGCCGTATCAACATCTCAAAGAATGTTCTCTTTGTAGCTGGTGTTGCAACTACAGCCACTAATGCTACGGGTGATACTCGTGGCCTTGTCAAGCCACTTACGGCTTGTGATGGCACAGTTGTCTATGAATGTCGGTATCATGTTCTAGATACTAATCTTCATGGTGTCGTGCAAGCGTAATCCATGTTGATAGAGGGTGGGAGGGTTTTAGCCTCCCCTTCACTCTCCCACCCGTCTATCTAGGATAAATAATGGCAAAACTATCATCTCTCATAACACGAGTTGCTGAACGTATCTCTATGGTTAGTGGTACTGGTGTTCAGATTTATGCTGAAGATCGTATCGCAGAGATGATACAGCATAAGTTTGAAGTCTTGTTTGATGAAGTCTTCTGGCCTCAATTCTGTTCGTGGCACCAATGGACGTTAGATGGTACATTAGGTATCGTTACTACTGATTTAACTACACTTCTTACACGATTTGATGATATTCAAGTTATATTTCCAGAAAGTTCTAATTCTGCTCTGACGAAACTTGCAGCAATAACTACTAATCCTTTCGAGTTATCTGGTACTGTTCCTATTCATTATGAAGCATTAGGTCCATTAGATACTAATAAGGTTTCACGTGTCTTTCAAATATGGCCCAAGAGTGCTACAGGTATTATTGTTTCACGTATTCGTACTAAGCCTGATACATTTACAGCAACAGATGAAATTGACTTTGATGATCAAGCTCTGATTATCGGTGCTGCTTATGACTATCTAGAAGATGATGGTACTAACCCTAATGCTACACAGAAAATGCAGTTGTTGTTCGAAGCTAGAGTAAAGCAACTTAAGAATAACTTTAATGATGCTCCCATTAGTCTTGATCCTGTAACTGCACTGCCACAGACATTTAGTTTCGTGGAGTTACCATAAATGGAAGCTACTCTTTCAGCAGCACCGACAACGCCTAGAAGTCTAGTAACAGATGCTGCTGTTGGTTTAGGACTTAATGGGCCAAGAACATTTGATACTATTGATAGGTTATTTGGTGGGTCACAAAAGAATCCTGTAGGAGGATTTGATCTTACTGGTGCTGATATGCCTTTGTCAGCATATAGATCAGGGAGTGAATTTGGTCGAGGTAATACTGGTGGTGGATTATTAGAAGCACTTGGTGCGATACCATTTGGGATTGGCGCAGGAACTAAAAAGGCTGCATCTCCACTACTAAAGTTTTTTCAAAAACAAGAAGCACAAAAACAACTTACATCTACAGTACCTAAAAGTCTCGGTAAGTCGTTTCAAACATATCAATTTCGTGACGGTGATACTCCTGTATTTGGTCTAGTAGATCGTTATGATAATAGTCTTATGGAAGTCTTAACTGGCGGTAGACGTGGTAATGATTTAGGTGTTACAGTATCATCTGTTACCGCGCCCGGTGATACACAACGTATCCAATCGGCTATACAAGCTGGAGGATTAACACCTAAACAAGCTCGTGATGCACAGTTTTCTCCAAGATTTGATGGACCATTTGGGTCTAAATTATTAAAGGCATTAGAAAAACAAGGAATTATACCGGGTAGTACTCTTGCATCAGGTGGTTATGGGGCTAATAGACAAGCTGTAATGGATTCTGCTATGTCTCTTGCTCAATCTAAAGATGTTAGAAATTTAACTGGAAATATTACTGGAGGCCGAGTATCTGGTGCCAAAGCTTATTCAAATGATTCAACACAGAATATAAGTATTCCACCATTATTGGCAAGAGCACAAAAACGTAATATATCACCGCCGACTGATTTAACTTTAGAGGGAGTAAATATCCCTGAATTAACTAAGGATGATCTATTGCCAGATTATCAATACGTTGACAGTATGGCGCACCGTGATCTTGGAAATCGTCGTTCACAACAATATCATCTTGATGAAGATGATTTTAATACAATCCCTGTACCAAGTATTCCTAGCACCGGCTTTGGTGATACTTTTGACTTTTTTAGATACACAAGACGTGCTGATCCTGAAAGTCTAGCACGAGTAGTTGATTTTAATGATCTTAGGCGTCTGCCTATTAATGCTAGCCTATTAGAAGATATGACAAACAATTATAACTATATGCGACGATTCCGCCCTGAGACTCCTTTAACTTTAGAGAATATTATACAAGAAACACTAGACAGTGAGATACCTTTTTAATGGCTGATCCAAGTAAGACCAGAGACGCGCTAATAAAATTATTTCAACAATCAGAATTTAGCCCCGTACCCGGTGTATCACTAGATGGTGGGGGTGGATTTAGTAATGGTGTTGTAGGTGGTGGTGGTAGATTAGGTGTAGGAGTACCATTGACTGATAACTTGACATTAGGTGGGTTCATTGATGGTGGAGGTGCTTTTGGGAAAACGCCAGAAGGCTTTAATGTACGCGCAGCAGAACGTGGTGACGGATTTATTGGATTAGGCTTTAATAGGAAGTTCTAATGGTTAGTACATTCTTATTCCCACAAGGCCCACAAGGTAGATCGGCTCAAGTAAGTCGGTCTAACCAGCTACGGGATGCAACTATCAGAGACTTCTCTGGTGGGTGGAATGTTGTTGACAATGATCTAAACCTTGATACCAAGTTCTCCAAGGTACTAGAGAACATGCAACGTGGTATTGATGGTGCTAATGAAATTCGTCCCGGTACTAAACTGTTCTCAGAGACTAATGCATATCTAGATGAGATTGTTAACTGTGAATACTTCTCTGGTCATATCGTAGCTGTTGGTGAGAATGGTAAGATGGTGGCTATTGATAGTGCTGGAGCAGTTAAAGAAATCTGGTCCGATACTTGGGCTAATGCACTAGCTGGTAGTCCTGATGGATGGAGTGCTACATCGTTCGTTTCTTTTGCTATATTCAATGGAGAATTGATTGTAGTTAATGGAGTAAACAAGCCAGTAAAAATCAATGCCAGTATGTCTGTTAGTTACTTAATTGACTTGGCAGATGAGTCTAATGTTAATACTCCCATCTGCCGTTTTATTATTGCACATGGACGTTACTTAGTAATGGCTGGATCACTTGCTATAGGAGAAGAAGACATACTATTCATCTCTGCTACTGATGTTGGTGGTACTTGGCTTGGTGACTCTGCTCCTAATGATGCTGTTAATATATCACTAGGTTCTCGTGTTCCTAGTGGTTCACAAACGATTAAAGGCATAGGCCGTTTCCGTGATAAGGTTATGGTCATGTTTGAAGATGCTGTTCTTCCCGGTACGTTAGGTGTATTTGATACAAGCAGTAACCATGAACCTACATTCGATGATGCTATTGAGAATGTTGGTGCATTGTCTCATCGTATTATTCAGACAATTGGTGTGGATATGATGTTCGGTGATATCAATGGCGTATCTTCTATAAAACGCGCATTGATTACTGGTACTGTAACTAGTGACAAACAATCTAATCTTATTGATCCTGAGTATCAACGACAGATAAGCATTATTAATTCTACTATTACCATTGAAGATCGTGTATGGAGTTTGTGGGACAGTATTAGTAATAACTATATGTTATTCATACCTAATGCTAATCAAGTTGGTCAAATTACTGAATACCGTTGCATGGTATATAAAAGAAATATTAAACTTAAGATTGAGGCATGGCACGATTGGCGTAATTGGAAGTTCCGTTGTGGCTGTCGTTCACAATTAAAGACCATCTTCTTATGTGAAGGTACACAAGTCTTCCAACTAGGAGATACTACAGAAACAGACAATAACATCTTCCTAGATTACATGGGTGATCAAGAGATGTTTGATGATGATACACCTTATAGTGATTACACAGGACATAATCCTGTTGCTGTTGCATCTGATAGTGGTATTCCTATTAAGTTCATTTGGGAACTTCCTTGGTCTGATCATAATGAACGGTTCTTGACCAAGGGTTCTCGTTATATCAATTTCGATACTACAGGAGACAACAAGTTCACTGTAGATATGTTCACTGATAACATTTATATAGATCGTACTGATCTTGGGGAAGATTGGGAAGAAGATGAACTTAAGTTTAGTGATACATTAGGTTGGGATGTTGATGTTCTTGACCCTACATTGTCTATGGCATTTGAAGGTGGTGATGCTCCCGGTTATGGTGCTGATCAATTTGGTGAAGACTATGGTGGAGGACGACCTACGAGACTTGAGAAGTTATATGCATGGACTTCTAAGTATAAGATACAGAAACTACGTATGACAGGGGATGCTACGTCACCACTTAAGTTTATTTCAGTGACAATAGCATACCAAGTTGGATCAATAAGGAGATAGTTATGACTTCTACTGTAGACTCAACCTTTCCTGCTGATAATGTAAAAGTCAGTAAGGCTACAATGAGAGCACAGTTCTTAATTCTTAAGAACGAAATTACAGCATTGCAACAACGTACAGGTGTTGCTGGTGCTAAAGCCTTTTATGGATTTATAGATCAAGCTGATCTAGCAACCGAAGTACGTAGAGTTCATGATGAAGAAGTTATTAGTACTTTAGCAACAGACATAGCCTTTGGCCGTGTTTCTTTAACCTAGGAGAATAAGATGACTGATAAGATTGGTGTTCTTGGAGAAGCTACAACCACTACTGTAGCTACCACTACTGTTTATACTGTTCCATCTGGTAAAGCTGCTAAGTGTCAGATCATGACTAAGATTACGGCACATGCTGCTAACTCTACTGGTGACTTCTTAGTTACTGTTAATGGTGCTGTTACCTTCTCGCACCTTAACTTGCCAGCTACGGAAATTATGTGGTCTAACAGTGTTACAGCATTGCATGATCCATCTACTGCTGTTGATCCAGATGGTACTACTGCTGCTCTTACTCTCGCACCGGGACCGGCTGTTTATTACCTCTCTGCTGGTGATACTGTTACCTATACTATTGGTACAGATGCACTAGTAGCATGTAACGTACAGGTAGTAGGTACTGAGATCGACGTATAAGGATCGTTGTTATGAGTAATACAACTAACTTCAAATTTAATATCATCGACTTTGACAAGATACCTTGGCATACTGATGAACACAATAACTGGCATTTAGCTGATGCTTTGTTAGCACGTTATCTTAATGTCAGTAATGTACAAGGTGTCTGGCAGAATGCTGTTGCTGTTACAGTAAGTCAAAGGTACATTGATAGTGCTACTGATACTATTTGGGAAGTTCTAATTGCTCATACAACTCCTTCTACTGGTACATTTGCTGCAAGTAGAACTGCTGTTCCTGAGAACTGGCAATCTGTTACTATAGAAGTAACTGCTAAAGGCCAATGGCTAACTGCTACTTCATATAATCCTAATGATTTTGTATTTGATGCTAGTCGTTATGGTGTAGTACAGAATACATATACATCCGGTGCTACGTATAATGCAGATGTTACTGCTGGTAACATAGCTACATTAGTTGATGTATCTTCTGATGTTGCTGCTACTGCTGCTGATGTAGTATCTACAAATGCTGATGTCGTATCTACTAATGCAGACTTAGTTCTAACTAATGCTGACGTAGTGTTGACTAACGCTGATGTCTTATCAATTAATGGTGCTGTCGTATCTACTAATGCTGACGTAGTATCAACTAATGCAGACGTTGTATTAACTAACGCAGATGTTGTATTAACTAACGCAGACGCAGCAGCTACAGCAGCCGATCTAATTGCTACTAATCAAGACACTATTGATACTGCCGCTGATTTAGTTGCCACTAACCAAGATACTATTGATACAGCAGCCGATCTAGTTGCTACAAATCAAGACACAATAGACACAGCAGCCGATCTAGTTTTAACTAACGCTGATGTCTTATCAACTAATGCAGATGTTGTTTTAACTAATGCTGATGTCGTTAGTACTAATGCCGATGTTGTCTCTACTAATGCCGATGTAATAACAACTAATGCAGATGCAGCAACTACAACACAAGATGCTATTGATACAGCAGCCGATGCCGTGTCTACGGCTGCTGATGTTGTATCAACTGCCGCCGATGTAGTATCTACTGGTAATGATGTAACTAGTACTAATGCTGATGTAACTGCTGCTGCTGCTTCGGCTACTGCTGCTGCTGCTTCTGGTGGTGTCTTAATGGCTTGGGAGACTACTACTACAGATACAGATCAAGGAGTAGGGAAGGTCTGGACCAATCATGCTACTCCAGCCAGTGCTACGGTTCTGTATATGGATGATGTAGAAGATGCTAGTGCCTCTATCAATTCTTGGGTAGATAGTTGGGATGATTCTACTCATGCTATTAGTGGCACAGTTACAATTTATACAAATACTGATCCAGCTATTTTTGCAATTTATGATGTAACTGGAGCAGTTACTTCTGCTACTACATATAGTAAGATTGCTGTTACTTATATTACAGGAGCAGGAACTTTTGTAGATGCTGCTCCTGTGTCTGTTATGTTTGTTCGTTCTGGAGATGATGGCGCAGGTGTAGGAGACTTGCTGGCAACTAATAACTTGTCGGATGTCGCTAGTGCGCCGACAGCACTTGCTAATATTGGCGGTGTTAGCCTTGGTTTAACTATAGCATTAGGATAATAAAATGGCTGAAGTACTTACAGGCAAAGGTTACGCAATTACGACAACGGATGCTGCTGCGCTTACAGCAGGAGCTAGTGAGACGATCACACTGATTGGCATCACGATTGCCAATATCCACGCTTCAACAGCTAGTTGGGTCACGGCAAATGTTGTTCGATCTGGCGGTGTGGACAGTGAACTGGCGCATCAAGTCAACATTCCGATCAACGATGCTCTCGATCTCTTGCAAGGCAAAGTGGTCTTAAATGTGAATGATGCGTTGTGGCTTGACGCTGAGAACAACTCTAACCTAGAGGCAAGTATCTCATACTTGGTACAAACATAATGAGTAACTTTTTAGTACAAGGGGGGGTCTCCCCAGATGGTAGTGTCACAACGGTTAAAATAGCTGATGATGCTGTAACGACTGCTAAGATAGTTGATGATGCTGTAACGCTGGCTAAACTGGCTGATGGCACTGATGGTGAGTTAATAACGTGGGATACTTCCGGTGTTGCTGCTGCTGTTGCTGTCGGCATTGCTGCACAAGTTCTTACATCTAATGGTGCTGGTGCTGCCCCCACGTTTCAAGCTGCTACTGGTGTTCCTGCTGGTTCTATCATGGCCTACGCCGGGGCAACAGAACCTAGTGGTTGGGTTTTTGCTGATGGGGCCACCGGCATTGACAGCACCTCGGACACGACCTTTGCTGATCTATTCACCGCCATCGGCACGACTTACGGCGGTACTGGCGCGGCAGACTTTGACTTACCCGATCTTCGTGGACGTATTCCTCTCGGTTTGGATAATTTGGGGAGTGTTAGTGCTAACAGAATGACAGCATCAGCCGCCGATAGTTTAGGTGGAACAGGTGGTTCTGAAACTCATGTTTTGACAACTGCGGAACTAGCGTCGCACAGCCACAGTGGTTGGAACGCTGCTGGTGGTATAGGAAATAATGGCTACCAAACCCAACGTAGCGGCGCTGGTAATACTGGTTCCGCAGGTAGTAGTAGCGCTCACGCTAACGATCAGCCGTGGATTGCCATCAGTTACATAATCAAGAAATAGGAGCCATTACATGGAATTTAGACACACACCAGATGATCATATTTTTATTGACGGCCTGCACCTAGAGTTAGAAGAGTTTCTTACAGAAGAACCGGCCTATCCCGG